TGACGGAGTTGACCGTCGTTTAAACTAAATCTAGCGAATAAGGAGATACATTATGGCTTACGAATTTCTGAAGAAACTGTGGGGAGAAACGAAAGAAGGCGAAGCGCCGAAGACTATGACAGCTGATGAGTTCATTGCCGCCCTTACGGCAGACAAGACAATCAATGTTGTAGATCTGAAGGCTGGAGGCTATGTCAGCCAGGAGAAGTTCAACCGCGAGAAGACCCGCGCAGACGGGCTTGATACACAGCTCAAAGAGGCGAACGTCAAACTGGAAAGCTTTGAGAAAGATGGAGTAACAATCGAGACGGTCAAGAAGGAAGCTGCAGACTGGAAGCAGAAATATGAGACCGAGACAAAGGCTCTCAATGCAAAACTGACAGCGCAGGAGAGAGATCATCTTATTGACCAGTATCTGTCCGGAACGGAGTTCACATCATCTCTGGCCAAGAAGGGAATACGTGACCTGCTGTCGGCTGAACAGGGTCTTACCGTCAAGGACGGTGCTCTTGTAGGTGCTGACGATCTCATGAAGGGATTCCGCAAGACGTACGCTGACGCATTCAAGGCTGCCGATCCGGAACCGAAGACGGAGCCGAAAACTGCACCGGCTCAGAATCCGCTCCCGTTCTTCACACAGATGAATCCGATGAGTTCACCGACAAATCCCGCGCCGAAAAGCAAGGGAATGACACTTCCAGAGGTGATGGCGTACAAGAACGCACATCCCGATGCTGACGTAGGAGCACTCCTCAACGGGAACAAATGATGCTCCACAAACACTTTAAGGAGGACAATAAACTATGCCTGGTTTATTCGATAAGAAATTCTGGAATGACGAGGTATTCCAGAAGTATATGGAAACAATTCCGAACACCCGCATGAACATGCTCCTCAAATCTGGAGCTGTCGTGCAGCATCCTGAGTATGCCAATGTTCTGAGAGATCAGGTCGGCGGCAACTACATCAAAACTCCGATCAGCGGACGTATTGGTGGCGCTCCGGTCAACTATGATGGCCAGACCGATATCACGGCATCCAATCTCGATACCTACATGCAGGGCAAGGTCGTTGTAGGCCGCGCAAAGGCATGGACGGAGAAAGACTTCTCCTTTGACATCACCGGCGGTCAGGACTTCCTGTCCCAGGCTGGTAATCAGGTACATGACTACTGGGACGATGTAGATCAGGATACCCTTATCAACATCTTCGCAGGCGTCTTTGCTATGACCGGAACCGGAAATGCTGAGTTCGTAAATAACCATGTGTATGATTGCACGGCTGTTACGAACTCTGAAGGCAAGGTTGGCATGCTCGACGGAACGTCCCTCAATACCGGCATGCAGAAGGCCTGCGGTGACAGAAAGGCTGCTTTCTCCCTTGCCATCCTGCACTCTGTCGTAGCTACGAATCTTGAGAACCTCAAGATCCTGACCTACGCCAAGTACAATGATGCAGATGGTATCCAGAGGGATACGACGCTCGCAACGGTCAACGGCAGACTGGTCATGATCGATGACGGCGTTCCTGTAGACACCTCTGGCACGGATCCGGTCTACACCACGTTCGTCCTTGGACGCGGCGCTATCGAGTTCTGCAACTGCGGAGCGAAGGTTCCGTCCGAAGTTGACCGTGACCCGAAGACCAATGGCGGCGAGGATACTCTGTACACCCGTCAGCGTAAGATGTGGGTACCGAGAGGAATCTCCTATGAGATGACTTCTCAGGTTACTGCATCCCCGACAGACGCAGAGCTGGCGAACGGAGCGAACTGGAGCCTTGTAAAGAACGGCGCCGGCAATGCTTTCTATCCGCATAAGATGATCCCGATCGGAATGATCAAGTCTCTGGGCTGATGCCATGGATAAACCTTATGCTGACTATGCGTACTATACAGGAAGTTACTTCGGATCATCCATTCCTGAGGCGTCCTGGCCGGAATGGTCGCGTAAAGCCAGCATGAGGGTCGAATATCTGACATTCGGGAGGACCGGTAAGCTTTCGGCATCCGTCCTTCCGGATGCTGTGTTCGATGCCGTGTGCTGCGCAGCTGAAGTCATGTATGAGTACGATAAGAGAAAACAAGCGAGAGCGGCCGCAACAAAGAATGGAGCCCTCAAATCCGAATCGAACGATGGTTACAGCGTCTCATATGGAGGCACTGATATCGGAGATGAAATGGAAGCGTCAGAGGCCTGTGATGCTGAAACAGACAAAGTCATCGGCGAGTATCTCGCCCATACAGGCCTGATGTTCAAGGGCTGGTCACATAAATGGGATGAGGTGACAACATGATTACAAATGCTGACATCACGATCTTCAACAAGGTTGTCGACAAAGCGTCCAGGGGACATATATTCCGTCCAACGGTCATCAGGGGAGTATGCTTTGTCCACAAATTCTCCCGGACAGGGGGGACGGATGAGCAGACGGATGATACCTATATCATCAGGATTCCTAAGTCGGCAACAATTGACGGAAATCCTGCAATGGATACTTATCTCCCGCAGGAAGCGTACAGTGCCTCTCCTGACGGCCACTGGACGATTCAGAAGGATGACGTAGTGCTCAAGGGTGATTCACTCTCTGACGTCAATGAGGTCCGCAAATCGTCGCTGGAATACTGCCTCATATCAGAGTGGCAGGATAATACAACGCGCGGATCTGATTTTGTATCGCACATGAGGATAGGAGGTGTCTGATGGCAGGACCGCAGGTAATTGACGTACCAAGAGGCAGGCTCAGCTTAGATAACGAGGGTCACGTAACTCTCGAGTTCAATCCGGAATTTAAGTCAAAAATAAATGGTCGGATGAGCAAGGCACAGAAGTTCGTCGATTCCGAAGTCCTTCGTCTCGATGCTCCGCTCATGCCGATCAAAACGGGATTCATGATTCAGAGCGGTATTCTCGGAACAGAGATAGGCTCCGGTGAGGTCGACTACCTTGCCGTATATTCGGACAGGCAGTATTACCACACCGCAAGGACACGTTCCTATGACGCGAACCGTGGCAGCTACTGGTTCGAAAGAATGAAGGCCGCGAATCTGAATACCATTCGGGAAGGCGCTCTGAAAATAGCGTCAGGAGGTTCAAAAAATGGCTGATGCATCAACAGCTATCATGAACAGTGTTGTCGAATTCTTTAGAGAGTGTCCTGTCCTCAATGAGGATGGGACATTTTCGGTTGACACGCTCCCGGAAAAGACTCTCAACTATGCATTCAGCTATGTTCCGAGCACTCGGGTGCGCAAGACGTATCTTGACGGCAGCACCGTCAGACAGTTCAATTTCACGCTCTCTTCGAATGAGATCTTCGACCAGGAGACAGCTGTCAATCTGCAGAACTCAGCGTTCTATGACCAGCTGTCCGACTGGGTGGAGGATCAGGACAAAGAGGGCAATCTGCCGACACTTCCGAATGGAATGAAGGCACAGCATCTATATGTAACGCTCCCCGGACATCTGGAGAGCACAAACGGCAAGACTGCAAGGTATTCGATACAGATGCAGCTTGTGTATTTAAGGAGGTAACTTATGCCGGATGCAAGTAAAAATGTCGTACAGCGGCATATGGTTGGCAACTATCTCGGCGAAAGTGCGGTAGGCACGCAGAATCAGACCTATAACCTTATGGGCTACGGATTCACCGAGGTGAATGGTTCGACCGGCGTTGAAACAAAGGAGAAACAGTACGTCCATCAGAAAGCAAAGACAACCCGCGTATCTTCCTACAATGCATCCTGGGACTTCACGGCGGATCACATTCCGACCGAGACCCCGGTCAAGCAGCTCTATGAAGTGGGCCGCAATCAGCTGACGGGCGATGCAGCGTGTTTCGATTATGTTGTTGTTGATCTGTGGGACACTCCGACACAGACGAGTTATCCCGCGCGGAAATTCCGTGTATCGGCAGAAGTCACGGAGTATTCACCGGATGATTCCGAAATGCAGGTCAAAGGAACCCTGCACCAGCAGGGAGATTTTGTCGAGGGCACTTTCGACATCTCGGCAAACACATTCACGGCAACGCCTTAAGAAGGAGGAGCATAAATGGATAGCAACGCACTTGATAACAATATTTTTTCAGAAGGTATCGGCTCGCTCTCCAGTGATATTACGGGAGAACTCAAAGTCGGTGATGTAACGCTTGAGATCGATGCATCCGATCCTGACTTCCTCGATAAACTCCAGGAGGCAGGATATGCACTGCAGAGTTTCAGCGCACCTGCAGGTTCCGATTCAGAACGCACAAGGGCTCTTGTAGAGGAAATCGACCGTCGGTTTGACGATCTGTTCGGAGAAGGAACCGCGGCGCAGGCGTTCAAAACGAAGAGCCTCATGAAGCGCATCAAGGCCTGGGGCGCCATCGTGGAGCTGGCGAACGCCCAGAAAGAGGCTCTTACGGATAAGATGTCGGAATTCAATAATCGGTACAACGCAGGCAACCGTGCCCAGAGAAGAGCAGAGGCGAAAAAGAAGAGACAGTTCCCCAATAAGAAAGGCAGCTCATGAACAGCAATATCATCATCGATGCTCTGCCGTACAGTGTGACCATTGATGGCGATGAGGTCGAGATCAATGCAGACTTCCGCTCGATGATGATTACGGAGATGCTCCTGCAAGATGCAGAGTTGTCCAAGGAAGACAAGGCTGCTCAGGCGCTCTTTAACTTCTATGGAGATAATGTCCCGTTTTGGAACATAAAGGAAGCGGTTGATCAGTTCCTCTGGTTCTACCGCTGTGGAGAGCCGGAAGAAGAGAAAGAACGTTCATCCGGTGGGTCAGGGCGTGAGAAGCGAATCTACGATTATGAGTATGATGCGAACCTAATCTATTCGGCTTTCCTGGCCCAGTACGGTATAGATCTTCAGGATATCGAGCACCTGCATTGGTGGAAATTCCGAGCTATGTTCATCTCGCTCCGTGACAGCCTGTTTGTGGATGTCATGCACTGCAGGGCAATCAAAATCAATAAGGACATGAGCAAGGAGCAGAAGGCCTACTACCAGAGGATGAAGAATCTGTATAGACTGCCTGACGGCAAGAACGTCACAGAGAGCAAGAAAGAGAAAGAACTTATCGCAGCCCTTCAGAACGGAGATGTGGAAGCGGTCGAGCGATTGAAGCGAGGTGGGTGATGGAATCGAAGGTAATCTGTCCCTACTGCGGGCATACGACGAATGTCACCTATGACAACCGGGCTGAATGTAAAGGAATATATGTCCGCTGTAAAGCCCGGCACTGTAAGAAGGTATTCGAGATAAAGATAAAAACAGGTAACCAGATTAAGGAGGTCAAGTAGAGCCGTTGAGCCGATGACATCAGGAGGTGTGTATTGAGCTACGACGGCACTCTAAAGTTCGACACATTGCTCGACACATCGGGCTATCAGTCGGGCATAAATAAGATCAAAGGAATCGGGTCCGGAGCCGTTGCCGTCACGAAGAACATCCTGACAGCCGCAGCCGGCGCCGTCACTGCGATCGGCGGATATGCGACAAAGGTCGGTATGGATTTCGAGGCAGGAATGTCCAAGGTGGAAGCAATTTCGAGTGCCTCCACACAGACTCTTGTCAATGATGCCGGACAGGTCGTGAACGGCTTTGACGGATTGACGGAAAAAGCCAAGGAGATGGGCGCGAAAACGAAGTTCTCCGCAACGGAATCTTCCGAAGCCCTTTCCTACATGGCCATGGCTGGATGGGATGCACAGGAGATGTACGACGGTCTTGCCGGCGTCATGAACCTCGCGGCAGCTTCCGGTGAAGACCTCGG